GTCATAATCTTAAATTCAAAGTTACGATCAGCACAGAACTCTCGTGCTGCTTTCCACTTTGCCTGATTGACTGCATACGTTTTGACAGAGTGAGCCCATGCCTTTGTTCTCTTTTTCGGATTGGTGCTCGGCATCTTTGTTTCTTTCTTTGGTTTAACTTCTACGACCATAGTTCTTTTGTTTCCTTTCTTATCGATATACTTAAGAAAAAAATCTGGAAAGTAACGATGAATGCGGTTATCAAGTGGAGAACGATAAGGAATCCAGAACTCTTCTGACTGCCATTCACTCACTGTCTCATTCAAATCACAATAGTTCATAAACTTTCTTTCCCACAAAGACCTATAAATAATATTTTGGGGATTCCCTTTATACTTTTTCGGGTATTTAGAAACTATTTAGATGGCAATAAAATCGGAAGACTTATATTTAAGTATACCTAATGCGAGTCCGATATTTTCGAAACTGGCAATCTCCAGTCAGTTTAAAGTATCGTTAGACTTGGTTCGTAGAGGTGCATCGGGTACTAATTTGGGGTTGTTTGAATACTTGACTAACTGTGGTATATTTAATGACACAACATCCACAAGCCAAAAGTATGATTTCCTCTGTTCATCAGCATCTTTACCTGGTTCAAACTTTAATATTTCAGAAGAGTTGGGAAGTCGTCAGGGAATGACAGAAAGATTTGCAACAAGAAGAATATATAACGAATTTGATTTAACTTTTTACATTGATAATGATTATAATGTATTACGTATGCTTGAGGAGTGGATGAATTATATCAATCCAGTATATAATGAATCAAATGGTAGGTATGATGGAGCTGAGGGGAGTCAATTGAATGCGTATCAAGAAAGAAATACATATTCAAGATTTAGATATCCAGACGATTACCGAAGAAAGATACAGATTACTAAATTTGAGAGAGACTTTTTACAGAATCCAAATGATAAGAATAATACTTTTAAAAATATGCCACTGTTGACATATCATTTTATTGATACATTTCCAGTTAATATTAATGCGGTTCCAATGTCTTATGATGGAAGCACATTTTTACAAGTAACAGTGGTCTTTACTTATTTAAGACACACGATTGAAAAACATGGTAACGCACAGCAGTCAGTTAGAGAGAGACTTTCAAATAATCAATTAACTCAAGTAAATCCGCTTCGACCAAAAGCAATTGGAAATGAAATAGCACCAAGTACAACTGATCCAAATCCAACCAAACCAGTTGGTTATGTTCGTGGTGAACCATACTATGGGCCTTCTCATAAACATCCCGTCAAAGATGAAAACGGTAATGTAATTAGAATTATTAAGATGGTTGGTGCACAACATCTTTCTTATCCTCACGCTATAATATATGATACAGTTGGAGAAAGTTTGGATGGTAAAACAACTTTCACTGAAACAGTAGAGTTTGATATTTCAAGTAGTCAAAGTCAACAACAAGAACAGGAACAGCAACAAGAGCAAGAACAACAACAGGAGCAACAACAAGAGCAACAACAAGAGCAACAACAAGAACAGCAGCAAGAGCAACAACAGGAACAACAGCAACAGCAAAATAACAACCAACAGCAACAGAACCAAGGTGGCGGTCAGCAAGGTGGTGGAGGAAATCCATATCCTACCTAAAACCCTGCTATATACAATACTGAATAAAATATTATGCCTTTACCAAAGATAGCGACCCCGACTCATGAATTGGTTTTACCATCAACGGGAAAGAAAATTAAATACAGACCATTCCTAGTGAAGGAGGAAAAAATATTAATTCTTGCACTAGAGAGTGAAGATACTAAACAAATTACAAATGCGATTAAATCTACTTTAAAATCTTGTATTCAAACAAGAGGAGTTAAGATTGAAGAACTTCCTACATTTGATATTGAATATATTTTCTTAAATATACGTGGTAAATCTGTAGGAGAATCTATAGATGTTTTAGTAACTTGTCCTGATGATGGCAAAACACAAGTTGAACACAAAGTTTACATTGATGAGATTCAAGTGAAAAAAGATGAAAAACATAATCGTGATATTAAATTAGATCATTCTCTAACTTTGAGAATGAAGTATCCATCTTTGAATGAATTTATTCAAAGTAATTTTAGCGTTACTGAAACAAATACACTTGAAGCGTCTATGGATATAATTTCATCTTGTATAGACGTTGTTTATAGTGAAGATGAATCTTGGGCAGCAGCTGATTGCACCAAAAAAGAACTAGATGATTGGTTAGAGACTTTAAATACAAGTCAATTTAAAGAGATTGAAACTTTTTTTGAAACTATGCCTAAGTTAACTCACATAGTCAAAGTAACGAACCCAAATACAAAGGTTGAAAGTGAAGTGACGATGGAGGGTCTGACAAGTTTTTTCGGTTAAGTATGTCTCATATCAGTCTTGAGTCATACTTCAAACTTAATTTTGCCATGATGCAACACCATAAATATTCTTTAACTGAAATTGAAAATATGATGCCTTGGGAGAGAGACATCTATGTTGGGTTATTAAATCAATACATTGAAGAAGAAAATCTAAAAGCAAAACAAGCGAGTATGTAAATGATTACACCGAATATTGCACCTAGAAAAATAATGGGGTCTGCAGCTGCAGGATTATTTTCTGCTGCAAAGAGTAGTGTTCGGAGAATGGAAAAGACCACTGAAGCAATATCAAAATCACCAGACATAACAAAAGAACAGAAGTTAGGAATAAATTATGTTCAGTTCTTTGGATCTAAAAAGAATGCAAAGATATTAAAGAAAAGTTTGAAAGCAATAAGAGATTCTCTAGTTGCAACATTTGCAATTGCAAAAATGTTAAGGTCTGAAGTATCAAAGAATGTAAAACTAATCGGAGAAAAAACTAAAGGAAAGAAAGGTTTCTTTGGATTGGGACTTGGAGGCATATTAAGTTTACTTGGTTTATTGACAAATCCAATTGTTCTTGGTGTTTTAGGAATTGGTGCAGCAGGTGCGGGTATTGGTTTTTTAGGTGCATTTTTATTTAAAAATAGAGATAAAATAATTAGTTTTATAATGGATAAATCGAGGGGTCTATATGATTTTCTAATATCATTTGTATCTGACGTAGTAAGTGATTTTTTAGGAGATAGATTTAAGTCAAATGAATTAAGAAATGTTGAGGAAGAAAGTGAAGAGAGAATCAAATCATCTAAAAAAGATCTTATAGATGAAGGATTAACACCAAATGAAGCTCAATTTGAAGCAGTAAATAATGAAATTGAATTTTTAAATAAAGAAATTTCTGATATTGATTCAAAACAATTTACGACATCTAAAGAAGATGATAGAAGAGATGCTTTAGAGGCTAGAAGAAATGAATTGCAAACAGGAGAAGTTACTACAGATAATTTAAAAGGTTTTACCAAACGATTTTTTGGTAAAGATATAAAAAATGCACTGAAAAGACAACCAGTATTTTTAGAAGATGAATCTTATGCAGATAAATCAAATCCAGAAAAGATAATAACATTAAAATCTTTAGCTTCTAAATTCCAAAGACAAGGAAACTCTCTTGATACAATTAAACAAATATATCAAAGAGCTCTCAATACAAACCAAGTGCTTGCAGATGATGGTAAAATGAGAGACTTAACTCCTGATGAAGTAGTGCAAGCAACTGACATGATTAGATTTTCCGATCAGATTCAAGCGAGTGGTAATAGAAGTATACCTGAAGATGAGTTCACAGCACAACCCAAAGATAAAAAGATTTCTTCAAGTTCTACAAGTAATAGTGGGGATGGATTCTCTGGTAGTGGAGAGACAGGTGGTGGTTTAGGTGATGGTGCTTCAACTGCTTTTAACCCAAATAGTGGTGGATCAGATTTAGCACAGGTGCCAGTTAGTGCAGAGGGAACACCATCATTTGTTGATCATATAAATTTTGATCCAGAAAATGATTTTGTAGAATATAATGCATCAATGTTTAATATCTTCAACGCTTAATTATGTTTCAGTCTCCATTAAAAACAGTTGTAGAAAAAATAAAACCAGTTGATAGTAAGTCATCTATTTCTTCTTTAAAGTTTGAAAGATCTTCAGACTTTAAAAAATTTATTAGATTCATAAAAGACGAGACAGAACAATTAGAAAAAATAAAATTACCATCAGTAACAGAAGTCAAACCAAAATCAAAAGCACCTAGTGCTTTAGGGTTATTTGGTCTTGGATTATTTGGTTTACTAGGTTCTGCTTTTGATGGTGAGGGTGATGGAAAAGATGATAAGTTTAGAATTGGTGGAGCTCCAGCTGGTTCGATTAACACTTTAGTGCCTGGCGGTTTTGGTATGTTAAAACCAAAGGCAAAAGATATTGGTGGTGCTGCTACTCAAACTACTAAATTTAAAAAAAATATAAAACTTTCTGAAAGAGATAAAAAGAGAAAAAGAATAACTGTAAAGAAACGACAGAGAGAATTACTAAGAAGAAATAGAAGAATCAATAAAGAATTTGAAAGAAGAAAAAAAATAGTCCAAGCAACTTACATTGATATAGAAAAAGTAGAATTGAATAAGATGAGGGAATTTGAAAAATTAATTGATCCAACAAAGGAATTTAGTGATGCGGAACTTAAAAAAATATATTTTGACACTTATGGTCAAAACCTTGATGATGTACTCGAAGAAAGAACAATAAAAACAGTTCGTAACATTTTTAGTATTGATGATATTGATGATGCAAGTATTAGAAGACGAGTGGCTGCTGACCTTGCAGAAGCAGATTTGTTGAGTATGATAGGTAAACCAACATCACTAGAAGAAGCCAAACTTCTCGAAAGAATAGCAAACCAAAAAGAGAATATCAAAGGTGGGGTTGATGAATTCGGTACATTTTATCCTGACGCAGAAGTAGTTCAAGATGCTGAATTTGCACGAAAGGCATTAAAAGATCCTGAAGTTCAAAAACTTCTTAAAGAGGATAAATTTAGAAATATTACTGGAGATACTACTCCAGAGGCAAGAAGTTTTTTTAAAGGAAAATTCACACCAAAATATGCTTTAGATGATTTATTTACTAGTGTTGGAAAAAATACTAAAGGGTTTAGAGATTTCATGTCTAGACCTTTTATGAAGGGACAAAAACCAACAGGACTCGGAAAGGCATTAATGCCAGCTATGGGTTTGGGTGGTAGATTATTAAGAGGTGGAGGAATACTTGCTGATGCTGTAGGATTTTTCAGTAAAGCAAAAGATTTGATAGATGGATTTATAGTTGGAGATAATATACTTACAGCGTATTATGATTTAGGTGTCGCAATTCATAATATGTTTGAACCAGATAAAACTAAATTAAAATTCTTTATAACTAAATCAAGAAATAAGGAAAAAAATGCTTTTATAGATAAAAAAAATCAAAAAGTATTAGAGGCAATTCAAAAAGCACAAGCAGCGAAAGGAATCAGTGATCAGGTTCTAGCGAATACTCGTGATCAGCAGAGGGGTGGCATTATTCCATCTGTAAAAGCTGCAACTAATAATCCATTTGGAATTACCCTTGCACCAGCAGTGTTTGGTATTAAATTTATATCAGAAAAATTATATAGACAGTAATGGCACTCGCAATCTCCGCACTTAAATACAATTATGTTTCAATCCAGAATCCTAATTCTGGAAAGGCAGCAATTGATTTAACAAATCATCT